CTTCCAGACGGCACAGTCATCAAGAACGTTCCCGAAGGCACGACCAAGCAGCAGCTTTTGCAGAAGCTGGAGGCAAAGGGTTACGACGTCAAAAAGTTGACTGCACCGAAGCAGCCGAAAATCGAACAGCCGCCCGCGCCTGAACCGACTTACGCCGAACAAGCCGCCGATTTCGGTCGCGGTGTGCTGCGCGGCGCTGCTTCGACAGCGGACATCATTGCCGAGGCGGTCCCCGGCACTGCCGCCATGATCGCGTACCCGTTCCGCCGTGCGGCTGGACTGGTGACGGGCGAGACAGCGGAAGACATCGCAGCCAGTCAAGAACGTGTGCTAGGTGCTACCGCGCAGCCGATTGGCCGCGTGACGGGTGTTGCCGAGACACCGGAGTACCAAGAGAACGCCTTGCGTCAGGCAGTTACTTACGTTGCAGAGAACCTTGACGAGGGCGCCGACTATCTGGCCAAGGCCACGGGCTTGCCTAAGTCCGACGTCGCCAACATGATGCAGGTCGCGCTGTCTGCAACTCCTGCCAAAGTGCCGGGCGCAAAGACCGCCAAGAAGGTCACGTCGGCCACCATCAACAAGATGCGCGACGTCATCGACCCCAAGACCGCGTTCTACCGCGATCTTGCAGAGGGGCGTGGCGCCGAACTGATCCGCGCTGCCCGCGCGCCGGAAGCTGAAATTGTCCCTGGCGTTCGCCCGACCTTTGCGCAGGCGACGGCTGGGGTCGGTCTGCCGCGTGTGGCGGCTGTTGGTGAGCAGGCGGCGCGGCTCCAGCCGACCGAAGCTATCCGACTGCGCGACATTCAGGAAGCCGGTCGCGTGGGTGAACTGCGCGCAATTGAACAGACGCCGGAAATCCGCGCCAAGGCTGAAGCAGCCCGCGAACGTCGGGCAGAGCCGTTGTATAGGGCCGCCGAAGAGGCTGGCGACGTCGTGGATGTGACGCCGACGTTGGGCTACATTGACAGCCTGATTGAAACCAGTCCCGGCAACCCGCAACTGCTGTCCGAATTGCGTAAGGTTCGCAAGGGACTTACCAAGCGCGAATTGGATGAAAGCGGCAGTCCGGTTTTAGTTCCGCGCACAAACGCCAAGGAAATCGCCTCGACGCTGGACGGCCTCAAGACGGCGCTGGCGAAGGAAGACAACGCCTTTATCAAGCGCCAGCTTACCGCTATCAAGGACGACCTGACCGAAGCCATCCCGTCGATGAAGAAGGCGCAGGAAGCCTTCCGCAAAGGCTCTAAGCCAATCAACCAGATGGACATTGGCAAGTACCTGCGCGAGAAGCTGGAGACGGCGCTGCCCGAAGGTCGTCAGCGTCCTGGCGTGTTTGCCGAAGCGGTGCGCAATGCTCCGCAAACCATCAAGCGCGCCATCGACAGCAAGCCCCGGTACTCTGAACTGACCGAAGTGTTGTCGCCGCCGCAACAGGCGCGCGTTGATCGCGTGATGCAAGACCTGTCCCGCGACGCGCGGGTGCAGGAACTGGCGCAGTTGGGCCGCGAGACAGCGCCCGAACTGGCGCGTCCAGCAGGCCGCTTCTCGCTGCCGCCATTGCTGGACCGCGTTGCGACCATCGCCAACGAAATCTTGCGGCGTCTGGAGGGCAAGATCAACGACAAGATGGCAATGGAGATTGCCATGGAGTTCTTGGATGCTGATCGCGCTGCGGCCGCTCTGGAAACTGCCTTGAAGCGGTCGGGAAGCCGCGGCGGGGCAGCGCCCGCCCGCCGACCGTCTGGTCCGGTGTCGCGCGCCGTCAAGCGTGCACCGGTTGTCACCGCGCCCAATACGATGTCCGAAGAAAACCGCAACTCAATGGCTAGGTGACGTGCCGTGTTTGATGATCAAGCGATGAAAGTGCTGAGTGCAATCATGCAGTGGGTTGTGGCCCCTGTAGCGGCATTCGTGTGGATCATTTATCAGAAACAGCAGAACCACAGCACTGCCATCGCTGTCCTTCAGGCCGAAACGGCGACCGCCCGGCTGGCGCATGACCGCGAGATCAAGGAAATTCGGGAGACGAGCCGCGCCATCATGGCGAAGCTCGACAGCATCGAGGAGGCGCTGCGCAAGTGAAACTCAACAGCACCTCCTTCTCACGGCTCAAGGGCGTCCATCCTGACCTCGTCCGCGTTGTACTGCGTTGCGCCGAGGACTGGGCGGACCCCGCGACCGGCTTCATCGTCACGCAAGGGCTGCGCACGCTGGAAGAGCAGAAGCTCCTGAAGGCCAAGGGTGCATCCAAGACGCTGCGCTCGCGGCACCTCAAGGCGCCCAACGGATACGCGCACGCCGTCGATCTGGCCTGCACGCTGAAAGGTCAAGTGCGCTGGGATTGGCCCATGTACGACAATCTGGCCAAGCGCATGATGGCCGCCGCCAAGAAGGAGAAAGTGCCGCTGGAATGGGGTGGGGCGTGGGTTTCTCTGAAAGATGGACCGCATTTTCAACTGCCATGGGCGCAGTACCCAGGCACCAAAGTAGGAGCAAAGTGAATGCAGATGACAGCGCATAAGGCGGTTGCCGCCTTCCTGACGAGCCTTGTGGCTCTTATTGCCATGTTCGGCGTGTCTACCCACTGGGCCACGCCGGGTCTGATTGAGAGCGTGTCGGTCGTGCTGGGCGCAGTGCTGACCGCCGTCGTCACCTACATGGTTCCTAACAAGCCCAAGGCATGACCTGGCTTGAGATCGCCGCCATCGTCGTGCTGTTGATCGGCATCGGCGCTGGCGGCTATCTTGTGGCGCAACGCCCGACCTTCTGGTTCGGGCTGGGCGTCGTCATGTTCAAGGCAGCGTGGCCCTACCTGTCGCGGCGTATGACGCCGGAGCAGGAGAAGGCAATGCAGGACTGCCATCGTCGGGGCGGCGAATGGGATCACATTCGGAAACGCTGTAAGCGTTGACGATCAACTGGGCATAGCCCGCGATGTCCCTCCAGTGGTCCACCTCATGCGGGTTGCCCGACAGGATGCGGCCGATCTTGCTGGCCAGCATCTCCAGCGTCTCGCGCTGCATGTCGTCGAGATGCTTCCAGTTCTTGCCCCCGCGCAGGGTGTCTTTCAGCGCCTGCGCCATTGAGGCGACATCGTCGTAAGAGCCGTGCGTCTTTTCGCGTGCGTCCAGAACGTCATTTACCACTGATCTTCTCCATGATTTCCTTCCGCTCCCGCTGCGCCCGGAGCGTTGTATACCGCTGGTGGATACGGACGGCGTAGGTCGCGCGCTTGTGGACGTTCACCTCGTCGTCCAGCATCGCCTTCACTTGGTCCTCCGTCCGCATGGACAGCAGCACGTTCAGGTCGTGCCATGCACTCTTCATCCTTTTAGCTCCTCAAGGGCCACGTCAGAGATTGCCCGCTTGTCGGCAAGCGCGGCCCAGATGCGCTCGTCGATGGTCTTGTTGGTCAGCAGGACGTAGACCCACACGTCGCGCTCTTGTCCGCTGCGGTGCAGACGGCCAACGACCTGCTCGTAGAGTTCCAGCGACCATGGCAGCGACAGGAACACCATGTGACAACCGCCGTGCTGGAGGTTGAGGCCGTGGCCTGCCGATTTGGGGTGGACCGCCAACAGCGGTATCTTGCCCTTGTTCCAGCGCTCGATCACGTCCGGGCCGTCGTCCAGCGTCCACAGCGTGCCGGGATAGCGACGCTTCAGTTCCGCCAACTCCTCGACGAAGTTGTAGACGATCAGGGTGTTGGCCCGCTGGTTGCCCTCCAGCACCTCGTCAAGCAAGTCGAAGCGATGCGTCGAGAACCAATGCGGGGCCTTGACCGTCTTGAACTGGCCGGGGCTGTCAGACGCGATGGTCTGGCTGTCGTAGACCCAGCCGCCCGCCATCTGCTGGAGCTTGGTCGTGACCGCCGCAGCCGACAGCGCGGTGATGTCCTGCCACATGAACTCGCGCTTCATCTTGTCGTATGGCTCGCGGTCGGGCATGTCGCAGCGCATCTCGACCACATGGCAAGGCGGCAGCTTGTCCTTGTAGACGCCAGGCTCAAGGACATAGGTCGCCGGTCGGATGCGGGTCATGACCTGCTCCAGCGCACCCTTGCGCGGCATCCACTCGCCAAAGTCGCGGTTGATGCAGACGAAGTACTGCTGCATGAAGGCCCCCTTGGTGCGGCCCAGCAGCTTCTCATCCACCACCTTGCACTGGCCGAAGACGTCCTCAAGGCCGTTCGACGTGAACGAGCCGGTCAGGCCCCAGCGCACCGGGAAGCGGTCGAGCACCTTGAGGAGTGCCTTGAACCGCTTGCCGGACGGGTTCTTGAGCCTAGTCAGTTCGTCGAACACGATCCCGTCGAACTGGCCGTCAGGCAACTTGTCGAGGTTGTCGTAGTTGAACACGACGATGTCCGTCTTGGCCTCAAAAGCCGCGCGGCGCTGGGCAGCCGTGCCGATGGCGACCGACATCGTCAGGCTGGGCGCCCACTTCTTGATCTCGACCGGCCAGACATCCGTGCAGACCCGCTTTGGAGCGACGACCAGCCAGCGCTTGGCGTGACCGTCCCGCTTCATCTCGGCCATGGCCGACAGCGTGATCGCGGTCTTGCCAGCGCCGACCGGCGCTAGGATCATGGCACGGTCGCGCTCGTACAGGAACGTCACGGCGTCGTTCTGGTATGGTCTGAGGGTCAGCCCCATTGTGCTGCCATCGCCGCGGCGATGCCTTCGTAAGTGCGGCTGCGGTCCTTCCAACGGTCAGGGCTGGGCGCCAAGCGGTTCTGACCGCTATCGGTCTGGTTTGACCAACGCAACTTTCCGTTGACTATCCGTGGCTGTACATAATCGGTTGTCTTGAGTTTGGGCAAGTTCTTCAACCACAGGCACGTCTTTTTGCTGGCGTCGTGCCCAAACATGTAGGGGTGAATGGTCTGATCAGGTTTGCGAATACGGCTGGAAATTACCGACACCGGATTTTCAAGCGCGATACGTTCGACAGGCGCGTTCATCAGCAGGTGCACAAAGTCAAGCGCGTCCTCCGTCAGTTGCGGATCGCGTAGACCGCGGGCGGTCCAGTGCATACCACTGACCGACAGATAAGTGCATGGCGGATGCGCGATCATCAAATCCCATCCGTCATGCAGGACGTCGCGCACATCACCCTGATGATGCGGTCCTGGCGTTTCCGTTGGCAGCAGGTCACAGGACAAGGCGTCATGGCCTGAACGCAGGAACGCATCCCGCACTACTCCTGAGTATTCGCAAGCGACAAGGACGCGCGCCATTCATCTATCTCCGTTTTTGTCCATAGTGTCGTGTAGTTTTGCTTCAGATCCTTCATGCGGGCCGCGAACAGCTTCTGCAACGGCGACAGCCGTCCGGTCGGGGCTTTCAGCTCCACGAACCAGACCGATCCGTCAGGCAGACACGCGATGCGGTCGCTGACGCCGCGGTGGTTGCGCGAACTGAACTTGTAGGCCGTCCCGCCCATGCGCTCGACCGTCCAAACGAAATACTGCTCGATATGACTTTCGCGGCTCATGTGCATCACCTACCAAACAATCATTGACAGGTCAACAAACATTCTGTAGTGTCCGGGCAAATCACAGGAGACGACATGGCAGCACACTCAAATATCGTCGGCGGTTCAACTGCAAAGCGTGTCATCGCTTGTCCTGGCAGCGTGGCGCTGGTCCAGAAGATGCCGCCCAAGCCGTCCAGCAAGTACGCCGACGAAGGCACGCTGCTGCACCACGTCATCGCTGCGGTGCTGGAGACGGGCAAGCCGCCGGAGGATTTCCTCGGCACCTTCTACAACGGTGTCGAACTGACCGAAGACCGGCTGGAGCGCAAGCTGCTGCCCGCGCTGGCAGCGCTCGACGAGATTGATCCCGACAAGCTGATGGAATACGATGTCGAAAAAGTTGTTGGGTTTGGTCACGTTCTTCCTGGCGTTTTCGGGTCCGCTGATCTTGTTGGCCGTATTGGCGACCGTGGCATACTGGTGGACTGGAAGTTCGGAGACGGCGTCGCCGTCGAAGCGGAAGAAAACCCGCAGGCGCTCTTCTACATCGCGGCCGCCCTGCACACGACGGCAACGGCTTGGGCGTTCAGGGACACTGAGGCGATTGACGTCTACATTGTTCAGCCGCCGTATGTGAAGAAGTGGACGACCGACATCGCCCGCGTCAAGCGCTTTGAGGCCGAGCTTGTTCTCGCCGTGCGGGCTGCCGAACAGCCGGACGCGCCCTTGAAGACCGGCGATCACTGCCGCTGGTGCGCCGCCAAGTCGGTCTGTCCGCTGGTGACGGGCGCCGTCGAGCGCGCCGACCGGGCTGCGCTCAAGATGGTGAACGTCGATGATCTGGCGGCCGCGCTCGACAAGATCGAGACCCTTGAGGGTTGGATCAAGGACGCCCGCGAGATGGCGCAGACGCTGCTGGAGAACGGCGTGGACGTGCCGGGTTACAAGCTGGTCGCCAAGCGGGCGACGCGGCAGTGGGTTGACGAGGATGTGGCCTTGACAGCGCTGACCGAAGCAGGGCTTAATGCATCTGATGCACTATTGACGGAGTTGAGAAGCCCCGCGCAGATCGAGAAGATGCTGAAGAAGCATAAGATCGACATGCCGGAGGGGATCGTCGTCTCCGTCTCAACGGGTAACACGTTGGCAAGCGCGGATGACCCGCGCCCCGCCGTGTTGCAGATCGGAAAGCGTCTTGCTTCCGCTCTTGGTAAACTGGTCTAAACAGGAGAAGACAATGAACGACATCGTGAACTTTGGTAACGCCAAGCTCCCCTCCGTCCAGAACCTGTCCACCGCCTTGCGCTCTCTGGAGAATGAGGTCGGCGGCGCGGGCATGGCGATCCTCAAGATGGACAAGACCGGCCACTGGGTGTTCGGTGCTGACCAGACGGAGATCGAGGAGGACAGCACTTGGGCTGTCAATCCGTTCTCGTTCGTCCACGGCTATATCGCTTGGGGCGAGGGTGACGTGCTTGGCGAGAAGATGGTGCCGGTGGCTGAGCCGCTGCCGGAGATGGACGTGCCGCCGCCCGGCGCCAAGCGTGGCTGGGAGTTGCAGGTGGGCATGAGCCTGAAGTGCTTGGCCGGTGACGACAAGGGGCTGGAGGTGACGTACAACGTCACGTCCGTGGGCGGCAAGCGCGCCGTCCAAAAGCTGGCCCTTGACATCGCCGCGCAGGTCGAGAAGGACCAGTCAAAGCCTGTGGCTGTGGTGCGCCTCAAGAAGGAGCACTATACCCACAAGTCCTACGGCCGCATCTACACGCCGATCTTCGAGATCGTGTCGTGGATCGGTCTGGACGGGCAGGCTGACGAGACGCCCGCGAGTGATCCGGCAGCGGACGCTGCCCCTGTTCGCCGCCGTCGTAGCGCGTAAGCGGGCCAGGGGGGTGGGCGTGAGCCTGCCCCCCGACCACCATGACCATACTCTGGGTTGACCTAGAAAGCCGCAGCCGCTGCGATTTGCCGAGCCGCGGTGTGTATAATTATGCGCAAGACCCCAGCACCGAACTGCTGTGCATGTCCTACGCCTTCGACGACGAGGACGTTACCACATGGACGCCAGACCAGCCGTTTCCGACGCGGGTGGCACTGCATCGCGGGCAGATCAGGGCGCACAACGCGGCCTTTGAGCGCCTGATGTTCTGGTACGTCATCTGTCCCGACTTCGGCGTGCCGGAGCCTGCGCTTGAACAGTTCTATTGCACTGCAACACAAGCCCGCGCCAACTGCGCGCCGGGTAGCCTTGAGGACGTCGGCCGCTTCGCTGGCGCCGGTATGCGCAAGGATCACAGGGGCGCGGCGCTGATCCGCGCGCTGTCGATCCCGCAGGCCAACGGGCAGTTCCGTGAGGACGCCGACCTGATGGCCGAGATGATCCGCTACTGCGAGCAGGATGTCCGCGCCATGCGAACCATTTCCAAGTCCATGCGCGACCTGACGGATGAGGAACTGGCCGACTATCACGTCAACGAGCGCATCAACGACCGCGGCGTCAAGCTGGACGTGCCGCTAGCACAATCTGCTATCACCTATGCGGCGGCCGAACTGGAAGAGATTGAGGCCACGTTTCAGGAGATCACCGGGCTGAACAGCATCCGCAGCCCTCGTATGCGTGAATGGGTCTGGGAGCGTGTCGGGCCGGAGGCCCGCAAGGTCATGACGATCCACAAGGACGGCGAGGCGAAGGTCAGCATCGACAAGGCCGTGCGTGCAAACCTGCTGGCGATGGAGAACCTTGATGAAGTACCCCCGGAAGTCCGTGAGGTGGTGCAGTGCGCGGACGATGTGTGGGCATCGTCCGTGGCGAAGTTTAGCCGAGCCGAAGCGCTTAGCGATGATCAAGACTGTCGCGTCCGGGGTGCGTTTGTATTCGCTGGGGGTTCTGCTACAGGACGAGCTTCGAGCTATGGCCTCCAGGTCCACAACTTTCCACGGAAATGCGCCGCCGAGCCTGAACTAGTCCGGCAGGCCATGGTGCGCCGTCACTCCATCGCGCCGCAGTTCGGCAAGCGGGTGACGGACGTTCTCAAGTCCATGCTGCGCCCGTCGCTGATCCCCGACAAGGGCAAGTCCTTCGTCGTAGCCGATTGGTCATCCATCGAAGCCCGCGTCACGCCATGGTGCTCAGGTCCTGACGGCGACGAGAAGCTCGACCTGTTCCGCAATGGCGCCGACGTCTACAAGGTCAACGCAGCCGCGACGTTCCGGTGCAGCGTGGACGAGGTGACGAAGGACCAGCGCCAGGTCGGCAAGGTGCAAGAGCTTGCCTGCGGGTTCGCCGGAGGTGTCGGCGCTTTCAGCGCCATGGGCCGCATCTACGGCATCGTCATGCCGGAGAGCGAGAGCCGCAAGATGGTGGACGCATGGCGTCGCGCCAATCCGTGGAGCGTGCCGTACTGGCACGACCTAGAGATTGCCTATACGCGCGCCATCCGCAATCCAAAGACGCAAATGGTAGCGGGCCGCGTTACATATTATTTCGACGGTGTTCATCTTTGGTACTCGTTGCCGAGTGGCCGCGTTCTCTGTTACCCTTACG